GTTTGTTTTGCTGTTTTAGATGACTGCGAATGTGAAGGTCAAGAACTAAATTTTTGTGAAGTTTGTGGTGCTTTTTCAGATTTCTGCAAATGTGAAGCTCAAACTACATATGCAAGTGAAATTTGTGATGTTGCGCTCAAGGCAGCATGTATCACTACACTGTGTTGTGTTTCACTAGCCGCTTATCGGGCATCCAAGTGGTTTAACAATAATTCACCCTCAAGTGTAGTACGTGAAATTGTTGTTGGTTCGGTCAAGGATTGTGTTTCAAACACTTTAAATGGAGTAGTTGCTCCAATTAAGAAGAGGATAGATACACCCCTTAACTATCTGCAAAAGTTACGCGAAAATATTTCTTGTCAAGCTCTTACTTTCGAAGAAAAGGTTAAATTAGAAAGAGAAAATGTCGTACGTTATTTTTCAGACCTTGGTAGTAGAATTCAAAGTCAAAGACTTAAACACCCTCTCATTAGAGGTTTAGTCTTAACACTACCTGTGATTCTAGCTGGCTGGACAACCTACCGTCTTTATTTCAATAAAGATTCTGTTCAAACTAGTTGGGAAGAGGGTGGTAGAATTGAAACCAAAGATGAAAAGCCGAATCCTTGGTATCGTGATGAGTACGAACCTGATGAATTTCAGATTGGTAGACTCACTTCTTCTTGGAAAAATCTCCCTCATGAACAAGTTATCAAAGACATTTCATCTAATTGTTTTAACTGTATTGTGAGATCAAAGGCTGAAGATGTTCGCAGAGCTGATTGTCGTGTGCTATGTTTGATAGGTCACTTATATGTTGCAAATGCTCATGCTTTCAACTTTCGCACTGAAAGTCTGGAATTAACAATTGCTTTTAGACCTGCTGACTCAGGTTTGGGAGCGAAGTTTGTATATACAGTATTCGAACGCGATTGTTTCTTTTTGAAAGATAGAGATTTGGTTTTCTTTTGCTTGGATTCAGTTCCCCCAAGAAAACGTCTTATAGATTTGTTTCCTAGTTCACAGTTCAAAACTGTATGTAATGGAATTCAAATTAATCGTGATGAGAAAGGAATCGTAAACACTCAGAGCGTGCGAGGAATCAAACATGGTGAATGTTCTCTCTTTTCTCCACCCATACCATGTGTGTTTGTACCTCAGAACAAAATACAGTTCGTGGAGATTGTGGTTCTACTTTAGTGGGTTTTACACCCAGTGGGCCTGTCATTTTGGGCATTCATGTTCAAGGTGGAGCAAACAATATTGTAGGTTCTTCTCGTATTTATAGAGAAGATATTGATCAAGCTATGTTAGCTCTTAACGCTTCTGAAATCCAATCTTCCATACCATTTTTGGAAGACTTGTCAGGAAAGCCGATAGCAATTGGTGAATTGCACCACAAATCAACATTTAGATATATTGAGGAAGGAGTCTGTACTGTTTATGGCAGTTTAGAGGGTTTTCGACCTAAGAATCGGTCTAAAGTAGTTGACACTATTATTTCACAATCAATGCAATCACGAGGATATGAAGTTGAAACCGGTGCACCTGAGATGCGTGGTTGGAGACCATGGCGAAAAGGAGCTCTTGATATTGTTGGTCAAGTGTTTAACGTTAGTCGTGCAGACGTTCGAGCATGTGTTGATGCCTTTGCTCATGATGTCATATCCTCATTACCAGCAGACCAATTTAAAGAAATGTTGGTACTTGATAACGACGCTACCTTAAATGGATTACCTGGTGTTAAATTTATTGACAAGATGAATCGAAAAACTTCAATGGGATTTCCATGGCGTAAAAAGAAAAGTTGTTTTCTCAGTGCTCCATGCTTCTTTGAAGAATGGAAGGATTACGTCAAGTTCGATGATTATTTTTATGAGAGAGT